CCTAAACTATTTACTCCAAGCAGCAGAAGGTGTAACCTGTAAGGCTGCACTAATGTGGGCTTGGGATAAGATCAAAGAAGAAAAGCTACGTGCTGAACCTCGTTTGTTTTACCATGACGAGATGGCATTTCAATCACACCCTGATGATGCTAAACGTGTTGGGGAAATTCTTAAAGAATCATTTGCCGCTGGTCCAGAACTCTTTGGAGTAACTTGTATGGATGGTGGTGATTATGTAATAGGAGCAAGTTACGCAGATGTTCACTGATAATGCAGTAATACTTGTGGATGCCGACTCTATCTACTTCCGAATGGCTTGTGTCACTAAGAAGCAAAAAGATATTAGAGTAGGTATCGACAACACTATGAGAGAGATACAACAGAACTGTGGTTCTGATAGCTTTCTTGTAGCTGTTAAAGGTCGTGGTAATTTCAGGAAAGAAATATATCCTGATTATAAATCCACTAGAAAAGAACTAGATAAGGATGTAAAGGAGGCTTTGAACTATGGACATAATTACATGGTTGATAAGCACAGTGCTGTCATGGCTGACGATATGGAAGCTGATGATCTTGTTAGTATTTGGGCTAATGAGTGCAGAACTGCTAATCAGGAGTATACAGTGGCTGGAATTGACAAAGATCTCCTCCAAATCAAAGGCACCCACTACAACTTTGTCAAGAAAGAAATCACAGAGATTTCTGAAGACACTGCTAATCTTAAGCTTATGCTTCAATGTCTCACTGGTGATAGGTCTGATAACATTCCTGGAATCAAAGGAATTGGCCCTAAGAAAGCAGAGAAGCTTCTATCTGGAGTACCTATGCAACGCAGGTGGAATAGGGTGCGAGCTGCTTGGCGAGCAAACAAAGCTGGAGATCCTGACGTTGCCAAGCGTCTACTAACAATGATAACTTCTTGGGAAGAATTAGATGACATTAAGAAACAAATTGAAAAGCATAAGTCGAAAGAACAAACGTCAGTTCATAGGGATACTGAAGACTGACATAGGGTGTACTGATTGTGGATACAACAAACACCCAGATGCTTTAGCCTTTGACCACTTACCTGAGTATGAGAAGCTTCATAATGTTGCTCGTATGATTTCGTGGGACAGAGATATAAGTGCAATCCTAGAAGAGATAGTTAAGACAGAAGTGGTATGCCATAACTGTCACGCTATCAGAACAGCGGAGAGGAGAAATGGAAACCCTATTCCAAATGAAACCATTGTCGGCAAACAGAATGTTTGTTCGGAAGAACAGAACAACCTTCAAAACAGCTGATTACAAAAAGTTTCAAGAAGACATGGCATTAATTCTCATAGGGTCTAAGTGGCCCTTTGAGGATAAACCTGTGCTGTTTATAGTCTATGCTGGATTATCTAATAGAGCATCTGATTTAGACAATATAATTAAACCATTACTAGATACATACCAAAACATATTTGAGGAGTTCAATGACAAAACTGTCCAAGGTATCATCTTACAAAGAGATCGAGTCAAGCGAGGAGGAGAGTACCTCTGGGTTAGAATTGCAGAAACAAAAGAACTTGAAGTGGGATTCAAAGCACTCAAAGACTCGAAAGAAACGTAACAACAATAGAGATATAAAAGAAGAAAGGGATTTCTGGTGAAGATAAATTGTGAAAGTTGTGGTAGCTCTGATGCAAACCATATATACAATGATGATAATCCAAGAACACACTGTTTCTCATGTGGAAAAACAGTCTTTAAAGAAAGTAAAAACAACATGAATGAATTAATAGATCAAGACGATATGATTGAAAGATCTTTTGGACCTTCAATGGAACAAATAAAAAGTTATCGAAGTTACCCTATTACTTCTCGTGGAATTTCACAAGAGATTGTAGATCATTTCGATGTTAAAATGTCTGTAGATGTGAATGGGAAACCAGAAGCACACTACTATCCTTGGACAGTTGATGGTAACATTGCAGCCTACCAAGAACGTAAGTTACCAAAGACTTTTAAAACTTATGGAGACTTTAAAAATGTTGAACTATTCGGACAACGACAAGCAACATCAGGATTTACGTTGGTCATCTGTGAAGGAGCCATTGATACTCTTTCAGTTGCCCAAGCATACAAAGAAAAGTATGGAAGAACATATTCCGTGGTCGGTGTTAGTACTGCTTCTGCTACCTCTTGTGCTTTGGCTCAAAGGGACTGGATAAATAGTTTCAAAAGCGTTATCATTATGATGGATCAAGATGAAGCTGGTAAAAAGATGACAGACTTCCTTGGTAAGATGATAAAACCAGGAAAAGCAAAGGTCGCAAAGCTACCAGAGAATGACGCTAACGAAACATTAATGAAACATGGTTGGAAAACACTGATAGAATGCATATGGAATGCACAGAGTTGGAACCCATCAGGCATTGTAACTGGTCAACCAATATGGGATCAGTTTATACAACGTCAAAACGTAGAGTGTGTTCCTTACCCTGATTGCCTCAGTGGTTTGAACAAGAAACTAAAAGGAATTAGGCATGGTGAGATTACTCTATTCACTTCTGGAACTGGTAGTGGTAAATCTACTGTTATCAAAGAGATTATCTTGGATCTCCTATCAAAAACCGATGATAGGATTGGGCTTATCAGTTTGGAGGAGAGCGTTGGAGACACGGCAGAGAAGTTTATCGGCATGGCCCTCAAGAAACCTCTTAATGAGGATACACAGCCATCAGAAGACGAGCTTAGACAGGGTTTTGATGAAGTATTTGGAGATGAAAGACTCGTCCTCCTAGATCATCAAGGTTCTGTAGGTGATGATAGCCTAGTAGATAAGATAGAATACATGGCTCTTATGGGTTGTAAGTATCTTGTACTAGATCACATTACTATTGCTGTATCTGAAGGTACTGATGGACTCTCAGGTAATGAAGCTATCGATAAGTTTATGTCAGACTTACTAAAGATAGTCAAACGACATAACATATGGCTAGGTTTAATCTCACACTTGCGTAAAGCACAGGGTGGTAAAGCCTTTGAGGATGGTAACATTGCATCTATAGATGACATTAAAGGTTCTGGTTCAATCAAACAGATCTCATTTGATATCATTGCATTCTCTAGAAACCTAGTAGCAGAAGATGACTATGAACGTAACACAGTTACTTTCAGAGTGCTTAAGTCTAGGTTTACAGGGCAAACAGGTGATGCAGGATCTGCCAGTTACGACACTAAAACTACCAGACTCTTAGCTCAAGAGGAAGGTTTTGATTACATAACTTCATAGGAGATTATATGTCAGCACTCCAAGAGATAGTTGACTACCTTGTTAATCGGGTAGATGGGGTAAGTCCAGCAAGACGAAGACCTCATTTAGCAGGTCTTCTATTGAGACTGTCCGTAAACTATAGTGAACGTATGGAAGACTACGTTCTTAAAAGCATCTCAATATTACAGATGCAATTTACAAAAGATACTAGCTCTAGTCCAGCAGGGACTACAACATTGACCAATGCTTCTACTAAGATAGGTCAGAGTGTTGGACGAGAGTTAGATCGGGAACCCCTACCTTGGGGTTCTCAAGTATCAATCGGTGATCTATTTATAGAAGCACTGTACAACTTAAACTTTATTGAGTTGTCGTATGCCAAGACTAGGAACAGTTGTCACGTTGTGTCAGCTGCCCCTCGTTGGTTTGAGTTAGGATCTATACCACCTAAAGGTACTAGCTTTCCTCTTGCTGCTACTACTACAGAGAAACCTAAAGACATTGTTAAAATGTTTCAAAGTATTAATGGAGTAGGAAGACCAGTTATTAAAGGAAGACTTGAAGGTGATACTATAAACAAGTACGCACCTTGGGTACAGGCAATCAATAAACTACAACAAACAGCTTGGACTATCAACAAACCAGTGTATGATGCAATGGTGCTTAACAGAGAAGTGTTTATATCTGAAGAACCAATAGAGGATAACGATGCTAAAGAACTTAAACGTAGAAGTAAGATGGTTGAGTGGGCATTCATATCAGAGAAAGCACGTAAGCTATCAGAGTTAGATGAGTTCTACCAGTACCTTGATGTAGATTACAGAGGTAGGTTCTACTACTGTGAAAGCTTTATGAACTACCAAGGATCTGATTTAGCTAGGGGTTTGTTTAAATTCAAACACGCCAAGCCAATGACTGAAAGTGGATTGCAATGGTTGGCAATACACACTGCATCTGTATTTAATATGTCATATGGAATAGATGAGATACCTGAATGGTGTGTTGCAGATTATAAAAGTCATTTAGAAAGTGAAAGACTAGATAACATATCTGTGGATAAGATGACACTAGAAGATCGTATTGAATGGACTAATCAATACATGACTGAGATCAAAGATGCAGGTAAGCATCAACAGTTTTCTAGTGAAGCTGAAAAGAAAGTGTCTTTCCTTGCTGCTTGTGTAGAATGGTATGAGTTTGACTGTGCGTTTAAAGATAATAGAATACACATGACCTCACTCCCCATACCTATAGATGGTAGTAACAATGGGTGGCAACACCTAGGGGCTATCTCTAAGGATGAACAAACAGGAGATCTAGTAGGTTTAATACCTTCTGAAATACAAAAAGATTTCTATGTTCAAACTGCAAAAGAAATGATCAACATCTGTAAAGATGAAAGACTTAGTTCTATATTGGCTGCAATGCCTATGAAAAGTATACGTAAAGGTATATCTAAACGTGGGTCTATGACACGAGCATACTCTGCAGGATCTAAAAAGATTGCTGAGAATATGTTCTTTGATTGTAAGTCTGAAGACTATCATACAGAGTATGGTATTACACAAGATGATTGCACTAAGCTGTCAAAGCTTCTTATAAAAGCTATTGATAAAGTATGTCCTGGACCTCTATCTACTATGACTTACCTACAAGACTTGTCCATGTATCAGCTAGGTTCCCATGTTAAAATAGATTCAGATGGGTATGAAGCTAATGCTAAGTATAGGGAGTACTCTCAACTACGAGATGATCTTATGAAAAAGAACTTTAAAACCGATAAAGATCTAGAGGAACTAAATGATGTTGTTATAAAACTAAAACAGTTCACAACTAGGTTAAAACATG